TCTTTGTTTGTCTCATCATAAGCAGAGACAATATCTTCAGGATTGGTAACTTGTTGATATAGTGCTTCTATGTTATTATCAATATGAGTTACGTTAAGACCGTTCTCTACAGCCTCTCGCAGCTCACCCATATATATATGATTGTTATCAGCGAAGTACAGCTTGTTCCCGATGCTCTGCACTGACCAGTGAGATGTTGTACCCCTTCTTGTCGATACTGTCATCTGCTTCGATGTGGTACTGCTGGGGTCTCCCTCAGTGATGATGTCGGTCTGGTTGCGGGTCTGAATAACACCGAAGTCATATACGGTACTGATAGCTGAGATGCGGTCACCAGTCGGAGACTTCAACGTCCAGTATAATGCTGCTGGCCCTGCTGCTGGCTTAAAGTTCGTACCGTCAAGAGCAGCACTAAGAAATATCTTGTACGGGTCAGTATCGCATCCTGAAGCCATCAGCCTGTCATCATATACTTGGATATATCTGGGCGCACCAGAAGCCCACGGCGCATTAGCTGTGGCATTTGTTACAGTTGTACCATCGTACTTAATGAAGTTAGTGCCATCAGCAATAAAGGCGTACACAACCGCTGAACCATCCTGGAAGGTTGCAAAGGTCGGACGGGTCGACACACTCATATCAGCAATCTGTGTGGCAACTCCAGTTGTTGTATTGACAGTGTATAGTAATGTCCCTGCCTTCACTAACAGGATAACGGTCGTACCTGTGCCGTCCGGTCTACGGAAATCGTAGATACCTGTTACAGCCCCATCGAGTGCGGTGCTATTAAGTAGCCTGCTGCCATGACGAGTAGTTGCAATGCCGCTTTCGTCTACATGCATATTAAGAATAATCTGAGCCTCATCAGGAGCAATCGCAAGCACATCATCGGAAACATTCACACCTCCGGTAAGCTTTTGTACTACTCCTCTAAGCTTCGCTTTCGCCATAGACTATCGCCTCAAGCTCTTCTTTCTTTAGCCTACCCTTAATAGTCGGATCAATACGTTTTGCTATTGCAAGTAACTGCTGATACGAAAGCCCACCTGAACCCGGTGCTTCTTTTGCATCTATCTTCGCCTGTAAAACTTCAAGCCGATGCGCGAGGTCTTCTACTACTTTGCGCCGCTCTTCCGGACCATCCTCACGAGGTTTCTCTTTGTAGTGGAGTTTACCATGTAATTTCTCCTCTTCGGGATGTGAGCGAGGACGATTACTTACCTTGATAACCTGTCCTGCTCGTATCTGAATAGTCTGAACTCCAGGCTTATATGCATGACCACCAGCATAATGAACCTTACCATCCGAAGATGAATGTTGAACTACCACTCTGTCATCTTCACTTGTCATACCACTTGCTACTACGTTAAGTCCTGCTGCCGGATTGTTCATTTGTGAATCTCCATTTAAAGTTGAACTGCAAAGATATTCTTGTTAGTTGCGGCCAATCTTACGGACTTGCCACGGCCCCTGTCTTGAGGGCTGACGAATACCTCGTATGATTTTATCGAATTCCTGCTTTATCTGATATTCCACATTCTCTATATCATCGTCTAAATGAACTCGTATATTTTTTACTGCTTCAAGGATTATAAGTTTATGTGTTCTCTCTGGCAACGGGCTGATAAGACTGTATGTGCTTGATGTAGTAGGGGTGGAAGTCCATGCAGGAACGGTACATACACGCGTACTACCAACGTAGTCACTGATTAGACGTACTTGCCCTGCAACTGCAACTTTAATACCATTGTAGTAATCATTCTCGATGCGGGTCAAGCCACCAGTAGGAGTAGTTGCAAGTGTCAAGTCAGTGCTGCCAGCATTAGCTGCGACTGTACCGTAAGACAAATCAACGGGTCTGCGGGTATACCATACTTTCAGAGTAACATTATCTGTATTGCGGGGAAGCTCAATGTAATTATCCTTGATACTATATACTATACGACTTGATGGTATAATCCCCTGAATGTATGACATCCGGTCAAACCAATTAGTAACAGATGTTTCAAGCGGATCATCGCTATCGGTAGAATCCTCGGTTATAAGTATCTGATTGTAATCGAAATATCCTCCAGCGTAATCAGGCATAAAGTATGACAGCGACCCATCGGTTGTAATTGTAAAACTATTAGACAGAATATCGGGACGTACATCTGAAATCATATCAAACACTGAATCCTGAGCCTGATTAAAAAACATCATCTCAAGCCCAGACGAACCACTAAACTCATCCTCTCCGTGAGTTGTACCCCATCGTATTTGGTTTAACATTTCAGATACTGTATAAATCATTATATCACCTTCATGAATCGTTCTGCTGCAATATTAAAATACCAGTTGTATCTCTTATGACATGATACATCATCTGCTGTCATACCAGCAGGGACTTCACCGTCTTGATTAATAATAATTGTGTTCAGCGTTCCCATATCATTTATCTTGTACGTTTCAAGGTCAACAAAACTATCAGATACTGTTACCTTAACATGGTCAGGTGCAATTTCCCGTAGCTTGAATGTGTTGCTGTTAAGTATTAGTTGCATTGAATTTATCCTCCAAATCCAGGTGACCATGCAGGCTTTGCTTTACCTGAAAGGATACCACGTCTGCGTGCTTCAGATTGAGCTTCACGTCTGTATTCCTTAGCCATATCATAAAGAATATTCTGCTCATTCTTTTCACTTCGCTCAATACTTAAATCATCGCACTCAGCCATCTTGCGGTGAAACTCTTTGGTTTGTTCCCACATGACACGGCGCAAAGTTCTAAACACACGTTCATCCCATGTGTAAATCGGTCTTCTGTTCTCATCCCAGACCGGAGTTACCATGTATGGGCGACCCCACTTAGCCTTATCCCATATTTCCCATCTTGACTCATCATCGTTCCAACGAGCAGAAAAGTCACTCTTGATATTGCGCAGTTTCTTTCCTACACTTGAATGTAAGTTTGGTCTTAAGCCCATACATAGCCTCCTTAAGGTAATTAATCTGGTCTAAGTGTAATTAGTCTGGTTTAAGTAATTAGTGTGATTAGTTATTTACCTTTGCTTTTACCTTTACCAGATTTCAGCCCAGTAGCAGTATCATTACTGTTATAGTTGCTACTACCATTAGCAATAGCACCACTTGCACTTGAAGCCTTGCCGGGTTTGTCTGTCCCGTATGTCTTGGTGTTCATAGTATCTTTCCTCCTTTGGAATTCGGCTTTAGTATCTTGTCCACGTTCCTGTGTAGGACATAACATACCATTTGTTTGTGTCTGCTGAAACCAGTCTGAGTGTACCTGCCATACTGGCAAGAGTATTATAACCCCTAACAATAAAACCTGACGGAGTTCCTTCTGCGATACAAATTGAATCGCTTGGGTCATACAACGTTCCTGTCTGGTCTATTGATACGAGTAATGAATCAGCATCAGCAGCAATATACTCATACTGAAGACCTGCAACCTGAGTACCGCCGGTTGGCAGTTTCCGTGTGCGTTTAGCTGACAATGAGTTAGCCAAAACTACTACACCGGAACTATCAGCATTAAGTGTTGAACTTGCATCTGAAGAAAGTACAGATAATCTTGATGCTGCTCCTGTCAAAACATCCACCGTTAAACTGTCAGATACAATCATCCCAGTAACGGTTAATGCAACACCAGCCGTACCAGTATTATCAATACCAAAATACCCTCTGGAAAAATCACCGAATATACCATAGGTAGGATACCAACCATTATTGATATATAGCTTATTGTTTTCGGTTGTTAGGTTTGCACCTGCAAGCATCCCAAAAAGAGCATTACCATATCCGGTAGTCAAGGAACGTCCTGCTCCATAACCATAGACAGAGTTAGCATCACCGGTAGAAATTAAGGCTCCTGCGCCGACACCAACAAGTGTATTAGTTGCAGCACGTTCTGCTGAATCATCAACATCAAGACTTGCGCCAGCACCTCTGCCGGAATAGTAATTATCCATTCTGTCGGATGTTTGAGCAAAAGCAGACACCGCTGGTAGAATTACCAAAAGGAGAATAAAGACTAATATTTTTTTCATAGTTTCTTCTCTCCTTCCTTAGAGTGTGGCTTCCTTATTCCAAATGGGTACAAGGTCAAAGTTATAGACAGCCGATACAGCGTCTGACCGAACATCAATAATTCTGCTTTCGAAGTATTGACCAACGATAACAGATGCAGTTGTACTTGCGTTCTCATAGACAATAACAACTTTTCTGTCAGAGCCAACAGCAAGACCGCCCTTAAGACCACCAGCAGATGTAGTTTCGACAAAATGGTCGATAGTACTATCAGCTGTAATGGTTGTGGTTGAAATACTAAAGCTGAGAACCTGACCGTATGTCCCGTCATCCCATTTGATTACACCCCGTGTACTGTCAATCATATCAATGCCAAGGTCAGTACAAGTCCCCGCAAGGAATTTAACTATAGCACCGATTGAAATAGTTGTAACTACTCCAGCAGCAATCGTACAGACAATCGCACTTGGATCAGCACCAGCATCCAAATATCCAACAATGACTTTATCTTCCGTAACATAACGAGCGTTCAAGTCAGTGGGGATAATTGCATTTAGTGCTTTTTCTGTGCCGTAAGCACCAATCGCGGCAGCGGCCGAAACCGTAGCGCATCTTGCATACGTTGAACCTCCACCATCAGACCAACATACAAATACTATGCCAAGCTCCATTCTGCAACATGATATAGTTGTTGGTGTATTTGTTGCGGTGTCAACTTCTACTGCCGTACCGGGTGTAGCGATTGTCGTACCACTGAAAGTAGCAGCAATAGACGATGGGTTAGTGGTAGCATTCTGGAAAGCTACGTAAATAACACCATTACGAGGCTGGCAGATAGCAGTTTCGCATTCCACGATAGCAGCAGCAGTAAGCTCTTTTTCTGTTCCCATGGTAATGGTTGTGCCATCCACTGAACCGATACGAGCGCACAGATAATCAGAGCCGCCCTCATCACGATAACAGACTCCAAAATGCGTATCAGAGAGACGACAAATATCTGCACTATCGGTATCATCAGTATTGACATCCGCAACTGCGCCAACGGTTGGCGTAGTACCATTAATACTGATTGCGTAGGCTTCCAAATCGTTGTTACTCGCCTGATGAATAGCAACATACAGCGTGTCAGTTAATCTTACGCACTTGAGAAGCGTAGGGTCTGTTGCAAGTATTACTACCGCAGCAGATGGAAAGTTAAGACCATCCCTACCCGTTACGCCACCCTCAAGATACACATCCTCACCATTGAGACTATCCACTTTGACTCGTGTTGCATTACCCCATTCAAAAGGGACAACTTTTTTTGATGCAGCAGTTGCGTTAGCTGTTAAGCACGCGGTTCCTGTTGCATACCTGTGTTCTACTTTATTCCAATTTGAAGGCAATTTTACGTCCTCCTTGCCCAGTTATAACTTGGGGCGGGGTTTCATCTATCTATCGCCCAACCCCCAAGTCAATGATTAATAGTCAGTTACTATAGTCAGTTACTATAGTCAGTTACTATAGTCAGTTACTATAGTCAGTTACTATAGTCAGTTACTATATCTTATTTGCTACGACTGTGATGTCCTGCAACTTTCCTAACCATGCACGGTTATGAACAGCCATATTTACATACCATGCCCACTCACACTGCCACTGGTCCTTGTTACCGTCCCGATGAATAATACCATCTCCGTAGTCAAGAAAACCCATGGGGGCAGCCTCGTGGAGTTTAATCGCACGGTTATCGATAAAGAACATCTGGTCGATGCAATAAGGGTCTTTATAGATTGGAATACCATTATGCATAATGGCTTTCCATCCCGTATCAAGATAGCCCTTAATGGTATCGTAAGTTACGATCTGGTTCTCGGAACGTGCCATCTCACCATAGGTAAGGTAAACGGCGTTCGAGGTGAGAATCAAGTCTACATTACCGCCTGCAACTTCGATGTCATCAATAACTTCCTGAATACGATTGGTTGTAAGAGCTTCAGCAGTACCAGAAGTTGTACCGTACTTAACCTGAGATTTCCATTCAGGATAGGTAGCAACGGCGATGCCCTGGAATGATGCATTCTTCGTGCCATCATCAATAAGAGACTGAAAACCTTCCATCTCATAAACTGAAGAACCGGATTTATTGCTGCCAACATAGCAGTAATCTCCGTCAACAACTTCATCAACATCGCCTGCGGCTGTGAATGTAACAAGAGCTTCAGTTGTTGGGAACGAACCCGGAACAATAGATGAAATAGTCGCTGTATTAGCAACATCTCTGATTGTATCGCTGGTGAAAAAATCCACAACCATATTACTGGTTAGGAATTTCGCACCATTAACCTGCGAGTTATTGAACCCTGATAAGCCATAAGCATTATCAACTTCCACAACTGCAGCCGCAGCATTGGCAGATGCCTGACAAAGTATACCAAGACCATCACCCAATACCTGTCTGTTCATCTGCTGACGGAATGCACGGGATTTAACACGAAGTGCATTCGAGAAAGCATCAGCCCACGCCTCAGATGATGAATCCGATGTTGCCATCACAGGGCCTGTAAGCGACATGGCAAAGTAATGATAAGCTATACCGATAGTGCTCTGAGTATCTGAACCCGGAAGAGCTGTAGGCATTGTTCCACCCTCAGCACGTGAACCGGTTGAACCCATGTTATTAAATAGCACAGGAAGGTAGAAATTTTTACCCTGGTCTACAACTTTCCCTGCTACTGACTCAATATGTGATAACGTGAATGATTGCTCCGCAGTTGCCTGTACTATTGCCGGGGCAAATACCTGCTTAAGTAAATTAGCAAATGTGGTTCTGGTTTCTGGCGTATTAGCCAACTTAAGTCACCGTCCTTTAAAATATTAACAAGCGACTATACTTTACTCGGTATCTTAAAATCTAAATTGGAAAGAGATTTCACGAAATTAGGGTCTTCGATACTCAGTACCTTTGATTTCGGGACCACCGGAGTATTCCCTGATACGGGCGGTGTTGTTGTGCGAACTCCCGTAGGTGCTCCTCGTGATTCCTGCCCCCTAATATTCATTGCGATTAACTTACTGTTTTCTTCATGTGCTCTTTTCATAATACCGGCTATTTCGTTATCGCTTGGATGTTTTTGGTTGCTGTTGAAATACAAATTTAATGTGTCTTTTACATGGCTATGTAATGCGTTTGGATATATTTTCGCAAGTTCTTTCCATGTATGATCGACTCTGTTTACTCCAGCATCAAAACTTTCATTTTGGACACTTTGTACAATTTTCCCAAGACGTGCAACCTCAGCTTCAAGCTGTTTCACTTTAGGATCATTATTGAACGCTGTATTCATATCAATATTCCTTGCATCAAAATCATCAGAAAGTCGAGGGGCTTTTGCTACTTCTCCTACCCCACCTTCAACCTTTGGTTTATAATATTTGCGTGGGTTCCCGTCAGCGAAAATCTCAGGATGATTACTTAGATATTCCAAATCTTCCTGTAGTGCTGTAGCTTTGGTATCTGTTTCGAGTTTAGCTTGTTTGGCTTCCTGCATCTTCCTATTGTAATCCGACATAAGATTGTTTTGTGTGGATTCGATGTCGGCTTGGAGACTGCCAATATCACTTATCGCATACGTCTTGTTATTGAATATTACTGTTGTTGCCGTTGTTGCCGTTGTTGCCGCTGTTGCCGCTGTGGGTTCGGGTTTCTGCCCCTCCACTTTAGCTTCTGGTGCCATTGTGTCCTCCGTTAGGGATTCCGATAGAGGTTAGGTTTTCTCAACCGGTGCTGATTGCTGAGGTTTACCTTCCCTGTTGGCTTGTCCCGGTTTTTGCTCAGGTGCTGGCATTGCTGCCATAAGTTGTTGCTGATAAACCTGTGCGTGTTGCCCTGTATGCTGCTCAAGTACATCTGCTGTCTTTTTAGCTTGTTCATCACCCTTTAGCCCTGCTTCATACACCTCCATAAATTGATTCGAATTCATAAAGTCTTGATGTACTGATAAATGTATACTATGATTTTGCCACATCGTTACCGGTGATGGTTCAGAACTTCCTCGCATCATCCTGTCATTTTCGAGATAAGCACGCTCGGTCTGAATCTGAAGATCCTCATGAGCCGTATCTGGCATATCCCATTCGAGTAAGCGGTCAAGTTTAGCTGCATCAGGTCTACCGAACTGATCAGTTATACCGCCCATCTGGAATCTCTGCATAATTGTCTGCCGAGCCATACCTTTGTTACGCATCCAGAGATTAGTCATACGAACTTTAACTGAGCGTGAGTTGCCAAGCATCGAACCTTTGAAGTTCTCGTACATCATGCGTTTGCCTTCGCCGGTAAATGCAATGATTCGCTCTTCGGTCAGCTTTTCAGCAGCTATGGTAAGTATCTTTTCACCCATACGCTCGAAACTTATTCGCATCAGTTCATCCAGAACCGTTAATGGAAGCAAGTCCTGATCCTGGAGGTTCTGAGCGTGCACATCTGACCTAACCCCGCTTACGGACGATCCAAGACTTGCTCCATGATAGTTCTGAACATCCTGTATTTTCTTTTCTATGAGTGGAAACGCATTCTGGAAATACGATGGCATATCGCCAAGAGGTAAATATGACGGGGGTACATTACCTCCCCACTCAAGTATCTGATTCATATCAACTATATCAGAATTATTTATACCTGATGTATTATGCACAAGCAATTTCTGATGTGCTTGGTCATCGGCATTCTCAGCAAGGATTGACCATAGCAGATTGTAAAGTTTCTGGAGAGGTATCTGGCGTTCTATCCACGAGCGAGCAAAGAACTCATCTGCTTCTTTTCTGAGATGAAAATGTTCAATAGGATATGCGCCCACAAGATTAGTATACGGCCAGATATTACGGGATAATATCTTACTGTTGGCGACAACAACTATCATGCCATCAGGATTAATATCGGATGGTTTCTGGAAATAGATTATTTCATTTGCATATTCCATATTATGGGACTGCGCACCCATTGAATTGTTCTGCGCAATTCTCCAGAGTTCATAATAATCATGCGTACCTTGCGTTTCAGACTTTACCTTTTCACCTTTAGCGCCGTACTGTATTGCGAAATAATCCAGTGGTTGTCTCTGATGTATAATAATCCAAGGTTTGTCATCGAGTTTGTTCGTATCAAGCGGGCATATCATGTTTTGCGGAGGGAGTATATTTGCTTCTATATCACCGATAGGAGTCTTTTCTACGATTGGCTCACCATTCTCATCAAGTGCGGGAAGACCAGTTTCAGCATCCGGAACCTGACGTGAGCGATAACGGCTGCCGTCCTCTACGTAATTCAGATATATAAACGCATTGCCAAAATTAATAAGAAGAGTTGCAAGATTTATGTAGTCCTCTGTGAATCTCCAATTATCCCAGTAGTAGCTCAACAACGATGACCCCATACGGGCAGCCGATACATCCGCTGCATCAAGAGTCTCAGGCATAGCCTCAAACTTAGGCATTGCCTGTGTGAGTTTGGCTACCATGTGCTCTATCCAGGGGCCGATAACATCTACCTGAATCTGTTTACGTCCCGGAGGTTCTTGCAGATGTATAAGTCTATCTTCTGTACGATGCAAGATATTGAACTGCTGACCTCGTGCAAAAGCAGCCTCAAGTAACCACTGTCGCCGCATAGTAACTGTTTCGGTAAGAAACGAATTGCGTCTGTTTTCTATTTCCGCAGCAATGTAATCATCATCTTCTTTACCGCTGAACGCCTGACCGGATGATTTGTCGGGAGCTCCAGACATTGACGGTACATTCCTCGGATTATAACTGTAGTTCCCGAATAGACCCATTAACTTATTACACCATCCTTAGTACCTATAAGTTCTATTACATCATCATCAACCACACCATTTGTCATTGCTTTGATGTATTCTTGGTCTCTGCGTCTGTTAAGTTTATCTTCTTTAACATCGCTATCAGACGGAGCATGTTTCACCGCTGGACGAGTAGCATAGTAACTTGCACTGTCTTTTTGTACCATGATATAAGAGATGAATTCACGATTCTGCTTTGATAAGTGCCGCAAAAATGGGACTGCGCAACCGAACCCGAGAATTAAACCGAGAATTAAACTGAGAATAAAACTAACTAAATCAACCCACTGCTCCATATCGTGCTCCAAATATATTATCGTTATGCATACCTTGCCTGCGGATATTTTCCATGTGAAGCTCTTCCCTGCTCTTCGCAGTATCAATGCGGAAGTTTTTGAGCCAGAGAGGAAGCGCACTGAGTACATATTTAAGAGCATCCAGAAGATGGTCACTCTGTCCCTTAGATGGTTTTTCGCTGTCTTTTGCATACTCATAAGACTTAATTTCGTTGATGAAGTTACGGCATTTCGGGTTAACTGTGATAATACCCTTGCGAAGCATCCAACTAATCTTGGTTATACTTGACTCAATGTCGTTATCCCCATTGGTAATCGGCATGTGTATATCACGATTATGAGCATTGCGGATGTAGGTCTCCATGATTGTTTCTGCTTGGTCGCCATTCCGCTTGTTCATAGATGGGTCGCACCTCCATGTCCTGACTCCAGCCCTATTACCTATACTCATTGTTTCAGAAGTAGGGTAGTACATCTTCTGCTGTACTGCAATTGCTTTCAGCTTACCGTCTATTGCAGCAACCGTTTCTTCAATTGTACTGGAATGCAGGAATAACTCATCGAAGATATGAACTGAAGGCCATGTCCCTGAGTGTTCTTCAACTGCAAAAAATATCACACCCGTAACATTAACTGAGCGGTTAGACGGCACACTTCCTGTACCGCCATGATCAATTCCAATGTATATCTTCCAAGAAGGATGCGGCACAACATTAGTCTTATTCACATGACTATTGTTAAAATCCTCAAAGATTGCACCCTCGAATGCATCCCACGAACCCTTAATGCGTCTATCATATTCACGCTTGCTTAGATTTTCTTTCTGCAATGATATGTATTGCTTAGGTAAGAAGAGCGCATTATCAAAGGTCGAAACCTCTATCATTTTGTAGCTATCATTATATTTAGCGCGGGTATCTCTATCATTACTTACCCTGCATTGCTCATTCTTAACAAAGCAATCGTATACCCACCCGCGCTTAGGGTTGCATGTTGCGAAGAACCCGTGAAATGGTATCTCTACAGGGGGATTAACCATATTACCTTTTATATCAAATCTGTTGAAATGCTTCAGCCTGAGACGCTCAAATGCTACACCCTTAAACACAGTTTCGGGAATCTGCTCAAGCTGGTCAGCACCAGCCCACCCGATGTTATAGGAATGCAAATGTTCCATATCGTCAAAATGCGTAAAGTGTATCACCGATTCATTAACAAGTTCCAGTATGCCGTCCTTCTTATAGAACTTGCGAATCCATTGTTTGGGAATCCACTTCTTTAGTTCAGGGAAGGTTGTTTTGTAGAAGTCGGTAAGTCCGTAACGCCCCATAAGACCAACATTACCGGACATATCACCGAAAAACGGGGAATCGGAACACATGGCTATTGAACGCTGACAGAATGCCCAGGTCTTCCCACCACCGACACCGCCTGAGTACAACAGAAACGGAGTCTTGTCAGTGATGAATGCGTACTGAGTTGCATTATCTCTGTTGCGTGTTATAGGTATTACATCTTCAAGATAAATATGATGGAACTTTTTCAGTTATTCTCACTACCTTCTGTTCAGCTTCACTAACCATATTATCATCATTATTATCAATCCAGTCACCATGATCATAATCGTTGTTTTCTTCGTCTTCTTCGTCTTCTTCGTCTTCGTAGTAATGCTCTTCTTCGCCCTCTTCATCTTCGGCAGTTGCATCTGACATGATAAGTGCGGGGGTCCTGTGGTCAACTTCCATCTTATCTTTCGGTTTTCTGCCTATCTGATACATTAAATCTATAGCGGCTTTGCGCTGTACTTCTTCTGATTTTGCACTGTTCATCAACTTAACAAGCTTACGTGTAGCTACTAATCCCGCTTCTAAGAGTTCTTCATCTATTGTGGAGTTTACATCTACACGCTTAGCCGCACCCTGTTCAGCAAGTTCGTTCACACGGTCCTGAAACAGCTTGGATGAGTTCCAGCGATATATTGTATGTTGACTTATATTCGCAATCTTAGCAACATCAAGTATTGTTTTGCCAAGCGCAAGATGAGATGCAACTAAATGCTGCATCGGGGAGAGTTTGTCTTTATGCAAGAATAACACACCTTAGTCCAATAGTTATAGTCAGTTATAATCCTATAGCAATTTTACTATTAATTTGGCGCAATTATTTACGGGGATAATATAATACATTTTTTATGGCTTGTCAAGTATTATTTTGAAAGTGTTCTAAAATATGCCACTAATATATCATCTATATCATCGCAATCGTCAAAATCCTTTATCCTGCATCATAATCAAATACTCCTCGTAAACGTGAAACAGCTTTTGATTCTGTAAAGAATTTCCTGTCCTTGTGCTCTTGCTCTTTACCTATGTTGTAGCTCTCGATGGGTCTCCAATAGCCTTAGCTACATAACCCTCGACCATACTTCGCAAGGTGTTCTATCGCAATCATTTATAGATATTTCCTTACCTTTTATAATTATAGTTAGGGGCATGTGGGCATCACCTCCTTTAAGGTTTGTCTACATATTAAACAATTCAATCCGCTTATCATAATCATAACTGAACGGTCGCAAACACACAACAACATTACCAAGTGCAGCCGGAGGAAAAGCTTTGCGCTCACCGTAACCAATCGTGTCTTGAGCGTAGGTCATCAGGTAAGAGCCGCACTGTGCTGCACGGCGCACCCATGTAATTTGTTCCGAGCCTTCAATAGCAAGACATTCGGAACGGCAAGAAACCTTCCCGTGCCCATGACCGCAGAAGAAACCAGTAGCAGTGGGGTAATAAGCAAGTACATTCTTGCAGTAACGCGACTTTGCTTCATCGGTACGTCCAGTTGCTCCCATGTGCTGAAAGATAAGTTCTACACGTTTTATTGCAGAACTACTGCCTTTGCGCTTGAATGAAAAGAGACAGTGAGCAGTTGGGAAGCCACCAGCTACACCCATTGCCGTGAGTGTACGCTGCATACAGTTCTCCACATTTTCGCATACATTGTGTTTACCATCACCGTCTAACACGAACAGCAACTTATCCTGTATGGGACTGAACAACTTCTCAAAATATTCCCATTCTGCGGCGATAAGTCTGTTATCGAGTTCGGCTTCCCTTGCCCACCGTGTCATGTTCTGTGGATCGTAGCGGCAGTCACCTGGAGTTATCCCATCAATTGCATCACCGAGATGCACAGCATAATGTCCTGAATCGGCGGTGCGCTTTATGTCTCGTTTAAGCATTGTTTCAGCAACTGATAGTGAGCCGAGATGTGTGTCTGCGAATATATCGAACCAGAATTCACCACTACGACCTTCTATTACAAAGTCATATCGTATAACTTTCATTATTTCCCCCAGTTCACCAGTTCACCAGTTCACCAGTTCGCCAATTCACCAATAACTATTTTCTTAGTCATCCACACCCCTATCATCACTTTTGTTATTCTACTTTTCATTGGTTGTCACCCAACTTCTCTATGCTGATCGAGCAATCCTTCTACTATCTCAAGCAGATAATCTATCTTAGCTTGCTGTTCAGCAGTGTTATCTTCGAGTTGTTCTATTCTGTGTTCGATACTATTCAATTCTCTCACCACTACTATTCTTCAGCATATACCTGAGTAATCGGTTAATCACTTCATGTGTCTGCTCCTCCACGGTATGCTCATCCACCTTATTGGTCAGCATCGAGTTTTTGAGATTGGCTATCAGGACTTCGAGTATCTCGTGTAGCGCAAGCCTGTTGATAATCTCTGGCTCTAACTCATCGCTTAACTTTCTATTTAGATACATCATCGCATGACGATTGCAAATAAGGTATAACGCTGCTGCACGAATCTCGGTGTCTTTATCTTCATTAAGCTCATTATGCTCGTAATCAAAGTCCCAATCCCATAGACCGAGCGCATCTCTCCAGTATTCACAACGCTCCTTGAATAGTTCGAAGTTAGTTGCTTTAGTGCAATGTGATGATTTTACTTGGGATTGATTCTTTTTCATTAATTGCCTCCTGGTCTGCCTGGACTGCCTGAGTTTCCATTGCGATTCGAGCCATGTTGAGATGCGCCTTGTAACCGTTGTAGATAAGAAAGCCCACGCTCGGTATGTCTCTCCTCCCATCTACAAACTTCTTGATTTCCTTGTACTCATCCTTCGGGATTTCTACTGTGACTTGTACAGTGTGATTCATATCGTCTCCTTGTTGTTTTCATGCTCCCCACAATATATATCATCCAAATCCAGTTGTCAAGTATTTTTTTACAACTGAAAAATTAAAACCTTTACGCCAGCCCGCCAACGTGTCTATATATCTTTTCTGTATTTAAAGACGTGCGCGTACATTATATAGTATAAGAGGAGAAGGTGTCAGAATCTAACAGTCAAAAAGGAATTTAGTATGTTAGATTCTGTTACTGCTACTAAATACTATGTCAGATTCTGACAGTCAATCTTTTTCTGTGACTTCTAATAGCACTCCTAATTCCTTTTATTCTTTCTGACTCCTTCTCGTAGATATACCCATTCTTCATATCTGTATAAAATATAGCAAAATCCTTCTCTGTTACAAGGTTACCATATAGTTTGTGGAATTTAGAATGGCAATCTCGACATAGAACTACACCATTCCAATCAGATTGGTAATATTCTGGATACGCACATCCAGAATAAAAATGATGGACACATAGCTGTTCCTGATTTCCACAAATAGAACAAGCACTATTATTGTGTAGAAAGCTTAATGCCCATGATGCTGAACGAATCTGGTCTGTTTTGCGTGGCATACTGCATGACACCTCCGTGAAGGTTAGGGGTTAGAGGGCAAAGCGGTAATCCTCTCACGGGAGAAAATGGGTGCTACCCACTGTCCCGCATTTGCGCCATTACCTATTAGACGCTTGGGAACCATAAAAGGTTTCATTTATTTTATACTGACAGTCTATCGTATGTAATTCTTTATACGTCCGCACTCTTATTTACAAGTCCCCACCACTTATCCGCAACTGCCGACAATTTGTCTGATGTTGTCTATATTTTAATCGCATCTTATTTATTACTTGACAAAATACGAGTTGCGTTGTATATTAAGAATCGTGCAAGGTAAGATGTATAAATGAGGAGTGTGCATTGAACAGAATAATTAACACAGACTGCCTATCGGGGTTACGAGAGTTAGATTATGAAAGCGTGGACTGCTGTATAACCAGCCCTCCGTATTGGGGGTTGCGTGACTACGGTCTTGAGCCGTTGGTGTGGGATGCTGTGGATGGTTGTCAGCATGAGTGGGGAAACATGTTACCACCGAAATCGGGCGGTGCTGGTAATTCACCAGACAAACCGAGCGGATTTCAACAGAAGTCAAGTGGTGGGCAATCAGGAGCATTATCGCAAATGAAAAAGGCTGAATCACATTCAGGTCAATTCTGCTCCCTTTGCGGTGCATGGCGTGGGTCGTTGGGACTTGAGCCGACTTTCCAACTTTACATCAAGCACCTCATCCAGATATTCAGCGAGGTAAAACGGGTGCTGAAGCCCACTGGGACTTGCTGGGTGAATCTGGGGGATAGTTATTCAGGTAGTGGGAAAGGCATAGGAACAGACAGAACTAAGGGAAAGGAAGTATATACAGACGATGATATTGCTAAAACAGACTGGAAACAAACAGGTGTAGTTGCAAAATCACTCTGCCAAATCCCGTCACGGTTCGCCATAGCCATGACTGATGCAGGGTGGATTTTACGGAATGAAATAATTTGGAAAAAAGTTAACTGTATGCCGTCCTCAGCAAAAGACCGGTTCACGGTGGACTTTGAGAAGCTGTTCTTCTTCACCAAGCAGGGGAATTATTGGTTTGAGCAGCAGTTTGAAGAATATGCTCCGTCAAGTGATGTGCGTTATCAACAAGCATTAAGAGCAGGTAAAAGTTATAAATCTAAAGAGCCATACAAAAATAATACGCCATACTGTTCCGGTAAAGGGGGAGAGGTTGAAAATGAAATCAAAGCAGGCCTGACCGATTCCTCTGCCGGAACATATAAGAGAGGGCAAGGTTCTGTCAAATCTCGTGGTGATGACGCTGACGGTCTTGTTGTGGGGGGACATGAAGAACGTGGTCGCAACAAACGCTGCGTATGGTCAATTCCAACACAGCCCCTGAAAGCCGCTCACTTTGCCGTTTTCCCCGAAGCCCTTGTCGAAACACCGATAAAAGCTGGCTGTCCGGTAGGCGGTCTTGTCCTGGATCCCTTCATGGGAGCGGGTACAGTTGCGGTAGTTGCTCTGAAACGCAACCGTAAATTCATCGGCTTTGAACTCAACCCCGAATACATTGAGATAGCAGAGAAGCGGATATCACCGCTGTTACAGCAAACCAAGCTGGAGCTATAGAATAATTATAGGAGGTAATCCCACATTGGCAGTTAAACCATTTGATGAAGTATTCAGAGCAGTTAACACTGGTAGAGACGCATTCGGTGTGTTTCAGGATGAGATATACATTGACACTAATTTTTTTGAGCTTGACATTCCTGAGATGCCGCTTATCATTGAGCCTTGGCTACGTGAGAATTACTTCGTAATGATAAGTGCGCAGTACGGGATTGGCAAGACATGGGCTATACTGGCACTTGCTACTATCATTGCTAAAGGCGGTAACATGGGACCGTGGAAAGGTCTTATACAGCATAATTGTCTTATCATTGATGGTGAGATGTTAGGGAATGAGATGCAGACTCGGCTCATAGGCTTAGGCAAGAATCGTCCATACAACGAGCATAACATCTATATTATATGCTCAATGTTGCTATCACAGAAAAGAATTTCATCTCCGAACTTTGCTGATGAAATCTGGCAGAATGGGCTTATAAAGTACATGGATAAGAATAAGCATATTAAGGTTGTGTTCTTTGACAATATATCCTCACTTGTATCGGGAATAGATGAGAACAGCAAGCAGGATTGGGACCCGATTAACCAGTTCTTCTTGAGGCTCAAGGGTATGGGTCTCACTATTATTCTCGTACATCATCACGGGAAAGAGGCAGGCAAGGGGCAGCGTGGAACAATAAGCCGACTTGACAACATTGATATACATATTACGCTGACAAAGCCTCCGGGCTACAATAAGGAACGAGATGCAGCCAAATTTATCATACAGTTTGACAAGGCACGAGGTATCACCGGCAAGGCGGTTCAGGGGTATACCTTTCAGCTTAAAGACTTACCCGATGGTGAAAAGAGATTAGAGACAACATTCACAACTAAGAAAGAGGAGATTCGGGATATGATAAGTGCGGGCAAAACCAACAAAGAGATTGCGGATGAGTTACAGACTACCGATAGTTATGTAAGCAAAGTACGAGGGATGATGGCAATTGCGTAACCTTATCGTAGACGGTAACTGCGTTCGGATTAAACCAGATGGGATAGCATACCAATTTACAACCCACGAAAACCCCGAAGTAACAGAAATAAAACAATATTGTTCTAATGGTGAATATGGACATATCGTTTATAAAACATATATTGATGATACAAAAGTTTTCGCAAACATACTATCCCAAATGGTTTGGTATGCTATAAGAGAAGATACAATTACATTTCTTAAAACAAGGATTATATAATGTATGGTGAAGATAATGAGCTTAAGGATGAGCTTAAGAAGTTGCATTTTAAAAAAATCAATATTCCCCCCTGCTCCCCCTCTATATAGAGGGGGGGTAGGAAGGATAGACAAGTATCGTTACCTAACCAATTCCCCATCAATAGGTTATGAAACTTGCGAAAAAACATAGAAAACAGCAAAAAACAGCAGAAAACAGCAAATTTCAATACACCAGTTCTACTATAATAAACTATGTAACCTGATGGGAGAGATGAATTAACGTGAAAAGTAGATATAGCAAAAGTGCTATAAGTTATACAAGGGGCTTCCGGTGTATAATTCTGCCACTTAAGTCTAATAGAAACAACATACCTCGTGTATAACCTGATATAACAAACAGAATATATGGTAATAGTAAGAATGGAATATAAATAGGTCTGAAAGGAGTTGGAATGGAAACGTGGGGCTGGGGAAAATAGAAAATTTACACAACACACCAAAGGAGAGCACCATGAGCATGACCAATGAATTAAAAATGGGACTATTAAAGAAGGCTATCACAATCGTTGAACACGAGTCCTTCACAGACTGGAACTCGAAGCGCAAAGCTCCGCTGTATTCATTCAAGCGGGTGATGAAAGTCTACAACCAGTTGAAAGCTGAGTTCGCATAAGAGAGGAGAAGTTGTTCCATCAGTACCCTCAGTACCCCCAGGACCCCAGTACCCCCATAACTACTCCAACCACATAGGCGGGGGATAATGCAACCTACCCCCGCTTATGCCCCCTTAAAATGATTTATCGCCAAATGATTTAGTGCCAAGTTGCACATTATGATTTATCGCATTCCCCATTCCCCATGTCCCGTACAATGATTTAATGATTTAATGATTTAATGATTTAATGATTTTCTGATTTTCTGATTTGCTCCCTCATTGCTCCCTCATTGCTCCCTTCAAAGAAGCAATTGCTCCCTTTGCCTTGTCCTGTTGCATGTCCTGCATTGTCGTTGCTATACTACTTATCATCTCAGGGCTGAGAACCGCACCCGTTGGGATATTATACACACTCCCCGCTGCGACCGCCGCCGCTGTCCCCATGGGTATCCCTTGCGCGAGCGTGCGTTGAGAACGTGCGAGCGTGCGCGTGAGCGTTGCGTTCGTGCGCGTTGCGCGAACATAAGCGTTGCGTTGCGTTGCGTTGCGCGTGCGCGTGCGTGGTAAGGAAATCGGTTTCCTTACCAAAGCCACTGTGCGAGCCCTCGCGTACGCGTGCGAGCGTGCTCACCTCGTTGCGAGCGTTGCAAGCTGGTCTGCGTTGCAAGCTGGGATCAGCTCTGGTTGCTATAGGTCGCTATAGGTCGCTATGTTTTGCTCTGGGATGCGCGTGCGGTGGAATATCAAAACCGGCCTTTGTAGTAATAGTAATGATTTAATGATGTACTGCAGAATAAGCACTACAAGTGTAGTAATAGCGCTAAATCACTACAAGTGTAGTTGCGCTAATACAGGTGTAGTAGTACAGCATCAGGTAATAGTGAATATGCTATTACTCGTAAGTTGTTGTGGGGCAAAGCGATAAAATCCTTGACTTTGAGCGAAGATATGTTATATTAAGTAACAGTTGAACTTTTAAGGGTGCAAACAACAAACAAAGGGAAAGACGATGAAAAGCAACGAACCAACATTTAAGAACTCGGATGACGCGTTTGAGTACGCAATCACTACTGGCCGCTTAAGCGTTGATAAGACTGCCAGGAACTACGCGGGAAACTATATGTATATGGGGACGTGGAACGCCGGAATTGACAGGTTTAAAAGCATCGATACAAGACGATATATATAAGGTTGAAACCGCCTGCTAAGGGCGGTCTGGATGTTACACATTCACTGATGAAACCAAAACAAAGAGGTTTGAAATGAAAAGAGTAAGAGTAATTATCGCAAGTGATGGCGCCGCCCAAGAGAAGATTTGTTTTACGCTAGACTTTAAAGCGCCGATATCAGATTTTATCTTTTTCGACGATGATTCCTGGAAGGTTGAAACTGATGAAATTATCAGCATGGACTTACCGTCTTATTTTCCGCTTGACTATGAGTTTTCGCGACACTAAACACAGTCACAACAACAAACAAAGGAAAGTACGATGAAAACAACAAAAGCGGTATGTACGATCACAAAGCAACACAACGGAAGTTTATTAGTATCAACGATTTGCAATGGTGAGTACCGTAAGATGGTTTACTACGGTTACAGTAAAAAACATGCTTTAAAACAGTTTATACAGTCATTACCGAGTTAAACACACTATTCCCGGGCCGGCGGGTATCCGGCATAAGGGGGCTATAATGACAATTCAAGAATTAGCAAAAGAGGCGGGGGCTTTCTTTGAAACCCGCAAACGTGATAACGGTGAATCCTTTGTCCGTTACCTCGATGACACACCTGAATGGATTCAAGATATGGTTCAGCAGGCTCACGGTGATTATTTTCCAGATGACTACCGGTATCGCTGGGTAGTAAGCGCACTCGCTGACTTTGCGGATTGTAATGAAGATTCCGATACAGAAGATCATATCATTGAGCATGTCGATTCTTGCGTTGACTGTTATACAAGCGGCTTAACTGAATGGCTTAACAGCAATAACCGCCGTGTTTATTATCTCACAGAGGCGTTAGACGAGTTCGATCCAAAAGACGGCTTTCAAAACGGCTTTCAAGTCCTTTCAATGGCACAATATAAAGAAATATCAGAAGTGTATTATTCAGTATATAAAGTGTTAGAGAACAATATCGCCGCTCTGGAGATTCAAAATGCCTGAATTAAGCCCGTAACCGTGCCTTGCTTGCATTATCGGCTTGCGAGGCATGTCTAACCATTGCCGTTACCGCAGTACACAGGCGACTGGACGATTTCAAATTACAAGGCAATTAGATAATGTTTAGATTTATTCGGAAAATAAAGGAATGGAGGAAACAACTCATGAATGCAGTACGAACCAGTAAAGGAATTGTTTACAACTGGCCGCATCTCCGGCTCGATCAAATCGTATTTGCAGGGGAATCATGCATCGATAATATGACAGAGGACACTCTGGATTTGGCAAACACGATGTGCCGTGACGCTGAAAGACGTTATAACTGGCTGCATCGCATAAACAGTACATATAGACCGAACGATGAACGAGGGCAACATCCGCTCGGCCGGGCAATCGATATTGTCTTTTTCCTCGAGTTACCGGGCGATGTTGATGTATGGGAACAATACCGGTTCGCAAAGGGGTATCCGTGGGGCGGGATCGGAGCGTATCCTTTTTGGAAGGCCGGAGGGCTGCACTTGGATACAAGACAAGATTGGAATCACATCGCCACATGGTGGAGAGATGCAACAAATCATGATCACGGGATGGCAGAAGCCGTCTCAATATTTGGAGTCACCGTTTAACGGATGAGCTTCTCGACATTCACGCGGCACGGGAAACGATTGAGTACGACCTTGAATCGGACGGGCAAGCAATCATTGAAATGCTGATGTTAAACGGAATCGACAGATAAACCTTTTCAACTGGAGATTCAAATGTACTTTTACAGATTAATTGGTAACGGCGGTTTTGGTGATGTCCATTACTGTTCTGCCCGCAATATCAGACATGCAAGGGAAATCTGCGGACTTGAACCGAAATGCGAATCGAATGCAGTTGGACATCGTATTTCGATGCGTGAATACAATAATGCGAAAAGCAATTATGGTGTTCATATTCATTAACCGTAGTCTTTTCAATCGCGAAACTGCTCAATTGATGCGGATGTTTATCGCAAGGGGGAAAGCATGACCGGAAAATGTTATGGTTTCAATGAAATAGGAGAATCGCTATGTCTAAACCTACTGTAAGTTTTATTGCCAATAATATTAATAGCTGTTTCAAAAAGGGCGAGGATATATTTGCTCGTGGTTTGCTTGACGAAACTATGAGCCTGTGGAGAACAGACTGGAAACTCTTGTGCTCACAAGCCAGAATGTATGTATTACCGAAACTATTCCCTACAGGGGACTTTTAAACCACCTTTTCAAATGAGGTAACAAATGGAACTCGACGGATTAACACCAGAAGAAGCCGCCGTGTATGAATGGCAGTATGGCTATTGCGGAGATTTCAAACATGCTTTGTGGGGGGCTATTATGAAGGCAGATGATAAGAACTTATGGAAATTGAAATTGAGTTTCCCAGCCGAAGTAGAAGGATATAGACTGTATTCTCAAGTAAGTGGATGGTGGCAGGAAGTAGTAAAGAAAGTTCAAGTTATTGGTTATCAAACTAAACCATAAGGAGAGTTTCAAATGACACAGACAGCAGGCTCGATACGGGCGGCGGAAGAAATTGAAAAACAAGGCGAACATCACCTTCCCCAAATGGTTGTTATTATAGACCGCTATACTCACGCCGCAGAAATGCTCGCCTTCATTGAGAAGGTTGCAGCGTGGGACTTTGACGGTGGACATTGGAAACTGGAAGGGGAAAAGATAATCAAAGCGCAATCCGAGGCATTTGAACTCATTAAGAAAGTGAAAGGCTAACATGACACTCTATCTCATCATCGTCAATACCAAATATATCTATATTGCGCTTAATCCAAGCTGGAAGGCGTTTAATATTGGAAAAGATACTCATTATCATCGGTTCATAATCAGAATAGGTCGTTTGCTTATAACTATAGGCGATAACCCAAATTGGAGGGGCTGATATGCCGTTATTTATGATATTTGATGGGTACGAAAAGAGTCTATTAGAGCCGTTCCCATGTATCACAGCTAAAACAGGGAAACAGGCTATTATGATTCTTATCGCAGAAAGAGGTTATAATATCAAAGACATAACACATGATGGGACTGGAGCGTCTCGATTCAGCGCAACCCCCGTAAAACCAAGTATTCACTTTACGGGAGGGTGGTCGAGAACGGGGCGCACGACATGGTATAAACCTGTGTTAAAGTGAGGAAATAATGAGAAGCACGAGGAGGAAAGCATGAGTAACACAGTCACAAGACAAGACCTTAAACGCCTTGTTGATAATCTCGACTTGGCATTTGAGGAGTACAAGGCCAAGTTGGTTATGTTGGGCTTTGACGTGCCCAGTGAGCAGGACATAATCAGACACGCAGAACACGCAGAACACGCAGAACACACAGAACACACAGAACACGAGGAAGAGTATTAATGGACTGGGTAATGGACTGGGTAATGGACTGGGGGGCTGTAATCATCGCAGTTTACCTACTGTATGCTATCATTGCAATCTGGTGGGCTTATCGCTCAATGCGACCGATGACAACACGGCAAGAACTTATAATTCGCAAAATACTTACAGAGGAGTGGAGTAATCATGACACTAAGTAAATTCAAAAATAACTTTATCATCTGGGTATCTGGACGGCTCACAAGCTTTGAGGATACAGAGTCGATTACAGAGGTGCTTGCAAAGAACGGTTATACATTCGCTGTTATATACTCTGGCGCAAGTAAGCAACGTTATCAAGTCATCAGAGCATTCCAGCCCGATGATGTATTCATGGGTCGAGCTATGGAGCATCCCAAGTTCAACTATTACTACCAGATTCACAATTGCAAACTGATTGCGTTCTGGGACAGAGGGGAGCAAATCCATGTGTGAATATGAATATGAATATGAATATGAATATGAATATTACTGCGGGTATTGTGAAGAGCCCTGCGATCCTATCTACATCGAGGACGGATACGGATACACCGAATTCTGGGGTAGACCAAGTTTCCACCAACATCAGAGCTGGGTGTCAGACTGCCATGAGGACACGCTGTATCGGGATGGTGAGCTGGATAAAGAGTGGGAGCAGAACGAAATCAACTGCGCGATGGGAGGTGATTGATGAAATGGCGCAAAGAATACATCAATAAATCTAAATGTGCGGAAACTCTGCGAAATCTTTCTACTTTTCTCGCATATTATTAGCAATGAGAAGCACGAGTATGACAGGATTATACTAAAAGTTGTAGATTTTCGCATCTTTTGCATCTTCGCACCATTTATTACTTGACTTTGTTACTTGAATGTAGTATACTATGATAAGAAAGGGGAGTACAATGAATCAAATTGGCAGTATAATTGAAGAGATGGACAGTGCATTGGAGAATGTAAAACTAATAGTAACTGATGACACTGATAAAGTTGACAACGCCATCGCAGATATAACGGATGCCATCATTGATTTGCTTGTATTAGAGACTAAACTGAACACATTCATGGAAACACTGAACGAATACCATTGAGGGCTAACCATTATGGGACATAATAACTATCCTAATTTAGGAGGAAACAATGGCAGTTAAAGGAGCAAGCACGGTGGTGGGAAGACCTGTCCCACTTATTGACACATCAGGATTCACACTGGAGGACCTGATACAACCATCCACAGAACCGAAGCGCATAGCAATACTTAACATCGGAGAGCAGGGAGTCGGGAAAACAACCACACTTAATACTTTATGGCCTTGGATTGAACAGGGCGCAAAAATTCTGTATCGCAACCGCGACATGAGGGAAGGGGTGATAAGCAAAAGGATGAGAGAGGCAATAGACATTATTGATTTACCATACAGTCCCCGGAACATCGGAGAGGCAGTAAGCAAAGAACGGTTCATTGCGGGAAAGTTGTACGAGTTCAGAGGTAAGTATGATTGCATTATTGATGATTCGCTGACGCCTCTCAGTAACAATGCCTGGGTGTATGTATGTGAGGAGAAATATCAACGATTATTACGGGAGGGCAAAACAGGGCTGTTAGAGCTTGACAAATTCGATGATAACTACGATGGGAATGCGGACAAGTATGCAAGTCAAGCCAATGAGGTGATGGCTGCAATAAGCTCTGCAAAGGATAACTGTAAGCTATACATCCTGATAGCCCACGAGAAGGAGCCGTGGACATTCAAAGGTGACGGTGCTCAGGCTAAGTTCACCGTAAACGCAAGGGGTAGTGTCAAGAAGTTACTCCCCTCAATGTTTGGTGAGGTCTATTTCTGTTATGATACGCCGAAGAACGGCTGGCAGTGGCTGACCAGACCAATGGGACAGCGATTCGCTCGGACTGAACATCCGCTGAAACAGTTCATCCCTATGGACTACAGCATTGCAGCAGAGGGTAAATGGGCGGAGCATTGGGATGAGGGGCTGGTAAGCAAGGATGAACCAACAACAACCACGAAGGAGGACTAATCAATGCTGGTATTAAGCACTACAGATAATCAAACATTTAAGCTCACAAGTATGATTGTGAAGAATGCAAAAGAACTCATAAGCAAGGCAAAGGAGGATGAGCGGTTCGCAGATACAATCATATACTATCCAGTTAAAATCGGGCGGGGTGTAACGGTGGAGCAGACATCAGTAATTAATGTGAAAGGGGTAGACTTTAATGAATGAAGCAATGAATAAATTCTTTGACGATGTGGATGAACTCTCAGGGGGAGATGGGTTTGGACCTCTTCCGAATGCAACCTATCTATTCAATGTGGCAAAAGCAGAACTGCGTGAAATGGGTGTGCATTACAAGCTCAATATCGGGCTGGTAGTAAATGAAAGCGATGAGGACGGGTACGCAGGACGTTGGGTATGGTTCGACCCGATGCTCGATGGGCTGACCAAAGCGGGGAAAAGCAGGTTCTACAACTGCTTCGCTGGTAAGAATTCAGCAGCTATCTTCATCAAACGACTGTTGCAAACCAATCCTAAACTGGGCAATATCATCACCGAGATACCGCATCTCGATCCCGCGACACATGAGATTGTGCTGTATGATGGAGACTTTGTTGATAATGATATGCCTGACTTGAGCGGTTGGCAGTTCATCTGCGATGCTATTATTGGATGCAACATATATGCAACTACACGTACCGTGCCAAAGGAGGAGAAGAAAGAAGACGGGAAGTATGGTCCTATTGTACCGGAAGAACTGGAAAGCAAGATTAAGGATTTACTCGAACCCAATGAATTAGGATAGGAGGCTCCCCCCCGCAATGGTAAAGCTGCTCACTAAATTATCTGCTTGTTTCGCAGTACGCAGGAGAATCGTAGCTCCGAAGCCTACGGTAAATAGGATTCCGAAGGGCTTCACACTAATTATAGATAGTAGTGAGCAGCAACCATTGTTTAGCAGACCACCAGAAGGACTTACCATTGTACGCAAAGCACTCAGCAAGCATCATGATAAGGGATGGGAGGGAGACTATACCATTGAAGGGTACGAGGATAAGGTTGCAATCGAACGCAAAAAGATTTCTGATTTATATGGGTACTTTGGGGAGTATGTAATAGGGAGAGTGCCAACCAAGGGAGCGCAGAAGATTCACAGACTGGCGAATATGAAGTGGGCAGCCCTAATCATTGAGAGCACTGAGACGAAGCTGAACAAGCAGTACAGATACACCACATTTACACCAGCACATATCCATGGCTTTATTGTATCACTCAGAGTACGCTATGGAATTCATGTCTATGTGAGTAATAGGAGGAATAAGCTTGAGGAGTTTGTGTTGAAACATCTGATTAAGGTATACAATATATTACAATCGGACGGGGAAGTAAGAGGTAAGATACTGGAGGATAAGTCCAATGCCAAAGATATGCCGTGACAAGAGTAACCTGATAATTGTTCAGGATAAGATAACTAATACAATACTTACCGATGTGGCCGTGTTTTTTCCCATGCTTGACAAGGATGACTACGAAGCCCTCAGACACATCTGCAATCATGCAGAGCTTACAAGCTTTATAGAAGAATGCAAGCGGTACTGGGATGATGTCGAGGACGGAACCCCTAAGCGTAGTCACGATAATAGCAAGGAAGCTTAATGACTAACGCATCTATAATAAAACGGGTACGCAAGTACATGTTGGATGAGTGTTCGAACTGTAGCTGGCGGGATAACTGCGAGTGGTGGATGAATGAGACCATATACTTCAACCGCTACATAGCCATACGACATGACGGGGTGATGTGCCAGGATACTTGTCCTGATTTCAGTCATATAACAAACCCAAGACATAGTATGAAGAGAACACTAAAGGAAGATAACAAGGGGGGTATTGAGTGATGGCACAAATAACAGTAAAGAAAATAGTTGAATTCTACCTTCGGCTATTCGGATATGATGGGCTGACAGATGGAGCGGAATGTGCTTGTGAGCTTTCCGATTTATTCCCATGTATTATTCCCGGTGATGTGCAGAACTGCCGCCCGGGATATAAAGTTCCTTGTGATTGTGATAATGAGTGCGATTTTCATATCAAGGAGGCGGAGTGATGGAAAAAATATATGCCGTAGGCTGTGTCAAGAAAGAGCATGATGTGAATGTATTTGGTCGTGAACAAACTCTCCCGCTTATTTGGGCGGATGGTATGATTGGAGTTATTCCTGTGTTTAAGACTAAGGCGGACGCAGAGATATACGCAGATGGGAAAGCTGATATTTTTACCGTGTATATTAAGAAGGCGGCTGAGTGATGATTAGTCTTAAATATCTCTGGTACAAAATCACATGCCGGATGTGGCGTGAATGCATTCAGTCAGTATTCGATATGAAACAGCCTTTATGCACCACAAAAAAAGATTGTCCTATGCAGACAATGAGAAGCGTAACGAAGGCTTACCAAACAAGTAAGGGGGATTAAAATGGAAACTAAAGGAATGGCAAGTTTGAAGATTGACCAAAGTATTGTCAATAACATCGTTGAAACAACACTTCAAGAAGCGGTAATTGCACAACTTAAAGACCCGAATGACCTGATAAGAGAGATTGTGCGTAGAGCCTTGTCGGTCAAGGTTGACCATAAAGGCGAACCAAGTAACTACAGTGACGGTATACCTTTTATTGACTATGCGGCTCAGGCGTCCATACGGGAAGCTACAAAAAAGATATTGGATGATTTTATGAAGGAGAATTCCGTAAAGCTTAGAAAAGCTATTCGAGCCGAACTCAATAAACCAGAAAGGGCTAAATCCATAGCAAAAGCATTTGCAGATGAAGCCGAACGTGCTATAAGTTGTAAATGGAATTTCATGTGTGATATAAACTTTACTAAAAGAGATGAGTAGCATAACAAGGGCTTACCGGAAAGCGGGGGAGTGATGGCATATTTCAGCAGCAGTTCTGAGGGGGCAGACTACGAAGAGCAGTGGTGCGTTAAATGTGTTCACTACGGCGAGGATGGCTGTGATTGCCCTATACTAAATCTGCATACAAGACATAATTATGACGAAGTTGAGAAGAAATATAGCTTTCTTCATGTTCTTATCCCTATTGATGAGATTACACGAGAAAATAAACAATGCACTATGTTTTATTCGATTAAGCAGGAGGCTGAGATTAAGGATACAAGCTGTGCTGCATGTATTCATCATCCTTATACCGACCGCTGTTTTTCTTTGTACAAAAGTGATTGTCTCAACTTCACTCCGAAACCGGATAAGGAACAAGCCAAGATGCAGGAGGGGGAGAAATGATTGAACAGCATAACACCGAGTCCAAAATCCAAGCCCGTCTTGCAGAAATCCTGCTTAAGAAAAGACTTCACTGGATGGCTATCGGGAATGTGAATGGTTTCTATGCATGGGAATGTGACTTGTTATCGCTGAACAAGAACCTCTACCTAAGTGAGTTTGAGATTAAGGTAACTCTGGCTGACTTTAAGGCGGACATGGGAAAGGAAAAACACCGGCATTTTAAAAACCAGTCTGTTAATATTCCTAATTATCTCTGGTATGTTATATCGGGATTTGAATGCGATACAGATTTATTGCCTGAGTATGCCGGACTGATGATTATTCATGAGGATGGCAGTCTCGAAACAGTCAAGAAAGCCCCATTGATTCACAAGAGGAAAATATCCGAAGCTGACTATCCACGATTATTAAACAGAGCTTGTAAGCGACTATGGGGGCTTGAACTATAATGGATGCTGAACATGGATATAGAAGCCATTGCTACGACTATAATATGGGAACTGCAAGACGTTCAGCGGATGAAGATGGGTATGATGAAAGAGAGTGCAGACTTAGAGAGCAATGGGAAGAGGAGGAAAAATATTATCAAGAATTAGAAAAGCAAAGGGAGGAATAAGAATATTATAGGCGTCAAGAAGCAGAAAGGGAAGATGTCTGAATCAGTGAAAGAAATATCAGTACGGGGAATGAGAAGAACTCACGATGAGATTATTGATAAGGAGAAAGGCGATGAGAGAAGAACTGATGCTGAAACTGCTTAAAGATGGTGAGTGTGTGGGATACGCATGGCATGGAATGCATTTTGAAGCAGGGTTTATGATTACTCTATGGTTTAATAGAATCCCAGACTTCAAAAATATTCTTCCTCTCAAAACAGAACCTAAACACGACTCCTTCGAGCAGGGCATAAAGGTTGATGATGAATGGGTATTCGGCGAGTTCCTTCCACTCTTAGTAGACGGCTTTATAGAGGATAAAGTATACCGATTTAGGCAGATAGGTCATACGCAGAAGGAGGAATAAGAATATTATAGGCGTCAAGAAGCAGAAAGGGAAGAAGAACTTGAGGAGGATGGACGATGATATGGCATGTAATTCCATTGAGTGATATAAAAGAACATATTGAGAAAACTACTTGCGATTGTCACCCATATTTAGAAGAACAGTCCAGTGGAGATTTTATATGTGTTCATAACAGTTATGATGACAGAGAATATAGGGAGATAAGTGATGGATAAATTCTATAATCTAACCGAAAAACAGGCTAAGTGTTTAGCTGATGAAAAGCCTGAGAAGCTCACGTTTCTTGCGATACTGCCGGAGCAACCATCGGTGGGCTACATCTACGACAATATTGTGCGATGTTTCCGCAATAATAGAGGCAATATGTATGAACCTAAACTCCCTTACCCACTCGGCTCAATCGTGAGGATGTGCCGTATAATAGCTAACCCAACTAACCGAGCCCTTCAATATGGGGAGTATGAAGTCACAGGCGGGAGAGTCTGTCGGGTGCAGGATGTAATATGGCAGACAACAGAAGCCGGCATACCATTCTACTTCACGGGGTGCAGCACAGAAAAGGAGTTTATTGATGAGTTTAACGGCCGCTATTCCAAGCCCCGACCGAGACAGAAGAACGGTGTGGTTACTCATTATGAGTGTTGGTCTTATGATATAAATTCATGGGAGTCCCTTTATGGGGAAAGTGTAAATCTCATTAGAGCAATAAACACAGAATACTGGTTCTATTGGATGGATAGCAAGGGACGTTATCCCCTAATCATTCATGTCAATCCGTGGGTGCAGCTTATAGAAGGAGAAAGGCGATGACAGATAAAACAATCGAAAATGCAATTAAGCAACTCGCAGTAAATATTCACTCTACATCTAAAAAGAAGGGCTGGTGGGATGAAAACCGCAACGATGGAGAATGTATTGCGTTAATGCATTCCGAACTTTCCGAAGCACTTGAATGGTTACGAGATAAAAGTGATACCCGGGGAATGTCTGACCATATAAAAGATTATCAAGGCATTGAGGAAGAGCTTGCCGATGTTATTATCAGAGTCCTTGACTTTGCAGAAGCTCGTGGATTAGATGTTGCAGGGGCTATCATTGCTAAGATGGAATATAATGAGAGGCGTTCGTTCAAACATGGTGGTAAGAGGTTTTAGCAGCTTGCGGAAGGAGAAAGAAGATGAGCATAATAGCGAAGGAAGAGATGCTCAGTAAAATCAGGGAGCAAGACAAAATTATCAGAGCTATGGCTGAGGAGTTAAAAGACTCCGTAAAGTGTGACTACTGTCATGAGCACAATAACGAAACTTGCATATATGAAACTCCACGCCCAAAATGTCCTACTACAGATGAGATAATAAAACACTTTACGAATCTTGAAGCTATTGAAAACAGGAGAAAGATAATGAGCAATATAGTGAAGGAACGGATAAGGTTTGTGAAGATTGGAAAGCGTCTTGAAGCTATTGAAAAGTGGATAGTGAATGAAGATACCAAACTCAAGGGGATAGAGAGGTATACCGTAGACATGGAGATACGCTTACTCGAAATCGAAAAGTGGAAGATTATCGAGGATGCCAGACGGGGAGGAGAAGAGCAAAAGCCTCTGATTGGAGATTACGACCCTGTGTTTTGCCAAGATATGGATGAAGCTACCCATGGCTTTAACCCGGAATTTGAGCCGGGGGATTATGTGTGGGATGGAAAGGAAGTTATAAAAATTGTTATGAAACAATGGCCTTACTCTTACCCTGATAATTGGGTACTCGCAACAGCAGACCAAATCAGGGAGTATCATAGTTTTGATATCGGCGGAACCATTATGCCTGTGCTGGATAAGGAGAAATATTCGGAGGTGCGCTCATAGTACACATTATATTTGCAGTTATCGGGTGGTGCATCGTTGGACTTATGGTGCTGACATTACTGAGAGGTGAATAAGTAGTAAGTAGTGAGTAGTAAGTAGTGAGTAGTATTGAGTAGTACTGTATTGCTCTTTGACAAGTAGGTTGTTAGCCGACAATCAAGTGAATGGTTGACATGAATAAATTATAACGGGGGTGCTTGGGTGAAGGAACCAACACCCCCTGTTTTATACTCAGGTTGTTTTCTTTTTAAGTAAAGGAGCACCCGCTTCTATAGCTTCGATAACTTCCTTTCCGATAATGGCGTACTCTTCTTTTGTGAGGGACTTGCCTCCGGGGGACTTAAGGTCTCTGCCCTTCAGATATACCTGCCCTATGTCCACTATTTCCTTGTAGAATGTAGAGTATCTCTTCCACTGAGATAAACCCAGCGCAGCTATACCGCAAATAATAGCCTGCACAATCGGGTTAGTAAATATTTTCAATGCCAAATTAACAGCTTCCATAATTACCCCTCCTAATTATTAAGAAGTTCAAAATGTGGTCTATCCACAAGTTTTCCTGCTTCATCCCATAGTACCCCATTATTGTTCCAATCATGCCCCCATCGTATGCGTATATCGAATGCGTATGCAGCCATGAGCATGTAACCTGCAAGCATAGCCATCTCTTCGTAAGCATCCCACATATCTTAATTAAGTTTGGATGAACATTGATTAGTTTACTGTCGCTGTGGTCTCCGAACTTTGGCATAATTATAACTCCTTAGAAGCCTTAGAAGCCCTCGAATCCCTTGAATCCAGAGAATGACTTGAACGGGGAGACTCCATGTGTGGTGCGCCCTTTTGGGGTACGCTCTCGTTTCACCTTAAACAGTAACTCCTTATAACCACCATTTTCATCACTTATTGCTTTCTGTACATCTCTACCAGCGAGATACCCAGGAACAAACATACCGTATGAAGTGAACAAATTCTTCTTAGCCTTCGCATGTATGTATGGATCATCACTCCATATATTTACCATTGATGAAAACATCTGTACACCCGGCGAAGGTCTCATTGAAAATACACCTGACTTAACTCCCATAGGCGCATCCTTATCACGAACGATACCAAGTGATTCACTGTAATCGAGTCCCATTGTTTTCTCGATAGTGCCAACTACCAGACCAAGACCCACAAAATGTTTTATTAATCCTGCTCGTGTATTTACAGGAAGTTTTAGTTTGCCCGTCTTATCCCATCCGGGTGTACCCTTGACAAGACGACTACCCATATCAGAAAGATATTTACTAAAATAATTCATCGGGTATGACTGCAACTTAAATGCTGCTTTCGAAGCGGGGTTTTGGAATACACCGGGCAGTCCAGTAGCATGATAGATAAACTGAGTATGACTGACTACCCAATCTATTTCTTTACCCACCATGACCCTCTCTTCTTCGGAAAGATACTCACGCCAATTAGCTTTACCTGCTTTTTTTGCGGTAGCTCTAAGTGTTTTACCCTCTTCAGTTCCCCAATTTATACCCTGCTTACCGTACCCTAACCCATCACCATTGATATATTTAATGGTTTGGAAATAGGTTGCTTTCGCCGCAGTCTCAACATTAAACACATGCGACTTGGCAAACATAGAATAGGCTGCTTCTTCTACACTGCCTTGTGACAGTTTCATACCTTCTTCTGCACTTATCTTTGACACATTAAAGGTAGCAGACTTACCTGTAATTTCATGATATTGAATAGGCATATCTTTTGCTCGTACTGTCATTGCCTTAGCAAGAGAACCTGTATCGGTATAACCATGTACATACAAACTCTGCATCATATTACGTATCGCAAGTTTTGGTCTACCAGCTATATATGCACGGCTAACAGACTTACCGAACCAATTCGAAACAACATCTGCGGGTCTTGTTGATACATCCCTGTTAAACTTATTCATAATTGATTCAACAGCTTGCCCTACTTTGTTGTTCTTCATAAATCCATACAGTGACCTGTTGGCCGCATCAGTTAGTTCAGTAGGTCTGCCAGCTACAAACACATTAGCAAACAGAGCTATGCTATCAGCAGCTTCCTTAGACATTTCGCCACCTGCCCTCATCACATTTGTTCGAGCCTTGAGTAATTCGATGGGCTTATGCAACCAAATAGTTTTCAAGTCAAAACGTACCATTGCCATCAGAGCTTTCTCAACATCGGTTTCGTATCCTTCTGCTCCGGTGCGTTCCTTTAGGAAGTTCTGTGATAGCTTGGAAACTCTTTTGACCGGTGGGGTAAACACACTTGCTATCTCTCCGGCTGGTGCAGCCCCTAAATTCTTCTCCGCTTCTGATACCTTAAAGATATGCGCAACGTACCCCTTGATACCCTTGATAGGTTTCTGCCCTGAGTCTTCGAGTGTCCGGTTCATCCGTTCCATAAAAAACCTTGTCATCTTGCGTAACTGAGTGAACGTTGATTTTTGGTCTAAGTTCAAACCATTACGCATCTCGTTGAGTTCTTTACCGCTTTGTGTATCGAGCATCTGGAATAGCAAGTCTCTCTGTTTCACCTGAGTGTTAGCCTTGAACGCTCCAAACTTTTGACCAAGTGTAACCTTACTTGCATCATCCCATTGACCCAGTAGATTCTTTACTGCTTTGCTGAACTTAGCTTCTGTTACTGATAACATCATTGATGCGTGTTTGAGATTGTCCGTTAGGTCTGAGGCACCAGTTCGGAATATTGCTTCATCTATAGGTGTAAGAGTTCTGCCAAGAAGACCCAGCCCTTTGATACCACCAATGTCAACTCCACCCGTCACCTGATTCATTGCCTCAACGCGGATGAATTCCCATACTTTTTGTGCTTCATCACGAGTAATACCTTCAAGTGACGATGTACGGTCTTTTGTAATACTCATTATCTCTGTCTTGAGTTCGCTTTCCATCTTGAGCAGGTCACCGCCAGCCTTAACTTTTTCATACTGAGACTTAGGCCATTGCTGACCTTTCTTAGACTGAACATAGAATGGGTCACCACCCTTTTTCTTACCAATAATCAACGGTTTCTTTTTCGCAAGAGCATACAATGATTCTATCTCTGTTGGTAACGGCCCACTATTGAATTCAGTAAGTAACTTAGCAAAATCACCTGTTCGCATTGACTTTTCAACATCTATCAAGACGTTTCTGTTCAGTTTCTTTACTACCTCTCCACGCTCTTTCCAGCCACGAGATGCTAAACCACCCATTGCCATACCTGTTAAGAACGTTGTTGCCATCTCTTCCTTTGTGAAGTTCTCACCCTCCGTTACTTTTCCTATGGACTCAGCCAGTAAGAATGATGTACCACCAGAAACCATCTGTTTTAGTGGATGTGAAAGCGTAAATACAGACTGTCCCATACCAAAGATTGAGCCTTGTGCGAATCCACTTATACCTGCTACCCCGGCTTCATACAAATTTACATCATTCTCTTTCACTTGCTCAACAAACTTCTCAGCAATATCATGAGCACCAAAGAGT